GTATGTGGCTTGCACTGTTTTATTTAAATTTGTTGTTGTCTTATATGGCTCATCTGATAAAGCTATCGTAAAAAACTTACGCATTTTTAAACTCCTATTTTTTTAATTAACTAATAAATCTTATTCTAACTGCGCCCATACCGCCACGATAACCATTGTCTCTAACGCTGTCGCAAACACCAATCCCTGGAGCTCCCCACCCGTAAGGCATAAAAGATACACATCCAGTGGCTTCATAGCAGCCGCATGGTCTGTTACTAACCCAACAATAATTAGCCATACCAGCTGCGCCGGATTGTGAATTAACACCTAATCCCATTTGTGCTCCGGTAAGTCCTTGGCCAGGAATTGGAGCTTCTGGAGCATCATCTCCGAATACATGATTAATCATAGGAGGACTAACACAACTCCATACACCACCAGGTCCTGGAATATGCATAAGGGTACAGCATCTTGATACAGCCATACCTGCACAACAATAAAAAGTAGCACAACTTAATGCACCATTTACATTTACATCTCCACCAACAGCTGATGCCACAAATGTTTGGCTAGATCCTATATTACATATAGTGCCGCAAAAGCCGCTTAATCCATTGTTAGTGCCGCAATAGCCTGCTGCAATGAAACAACAGTATCCTCCATTGCTAGTAGAGCATATACTACAGCCGCCGCGGCCACCTTGGGCACAAATACAACCGTTAGTGCCGTTACCAAACCAGCATATACAAGTAGGTTCAGAACATCCTCTAAAATTTATAGTACTAGCATCACCGCAGGCAAATCCTATTGTTCCAGTAACATAGCAACCCGATGTAACACTGATACATTTCTTAGAATAAGCTGCTGCATTACCTGGTAAACCAAATCCGCAACAACACATACGAGCACTGCTGCCTCCTGCGCCCCATACTTCTATAATAGCAGTACCTGTTCCAGGAGCTCGCCAGCAAAATCCGCCGCAAAAATTAGTTCTTATATTACCAGGCGTAAAGGTATAAATCTCACCTTGATCTAAGTTTTCCTCTGTAAATGTTCCAGTTTGGTATAATCTTTGAGCTAACAGTGTTTTCAATTGTGTTGGCATTCTTAACTCGCAATAAATTTTATTCTAATTGCTCCTGAGCCGCCTCTAGTAGCAAAATCGCATACGCTGGCACAAGGACTCGGAGCCATTCCTGGAAATCCTGGTGGAAAATGAGAGACACAGCCGTGTGCTTGATAGCAACCACACCCATATGCACTTGCATAACAGTTTGATTCGTGCGGTAAACCGTTATGAGGATGTCTGCTAGCAGCATTTAGTGCATTAAGATATTGATGGATGCCTTGACCTGAAGTATTAGCGAATTCATTGGTGTTTTCTGTGGCAAAAACTAACACTCCGCCATTTTTAGAAAAATATCCTGCAGGTGTTCTGACAAAATATGTTGTGCTACAAGTACAGTTTGGTACACAACCAAAAAATCCTGCACAACTGAACCCTCCTCGACAATTTACATCGCCGCCGAATGCTTCTGCACAACAACTAGCTATAGAAGCACCTGCGCCAAAATTACAAATCACTCCGCAATTGGTATTAACTACTGTTCCGCAAAATCCTGCATTTAAAAAACAGCAGAACAAACTAGTTCCTGAAGAACAAAAACTAACGCCGCCGCGGCCTCCTTGGGCACAAATACAAGAATTGCCTGCTGTGCTTTGATAACAAACTCCTGTGGGCTCTGAACATCCTCTAAAACAGGCAGTTGATGGATTTCCGCAAGCAAGTCCAATACAGCCAAGAACTGTACATCCTGTAACTACATTAAAAGTTTTTTTACTATACGCACCTGGATTTCCTGGGATTCCGCCGCCGCAGCAGGCTATCATTCCTCCGCTGCCGCCAGCACCCCATACTTCTAAAACTACTTGTCCTGCTGACGGTGCTGTCCAGCATACACATGCAAATTGCTTAGTTCGAACATTTGGTTCTGCAAACATCCAAATTTGTCCTTTTTCAAGGTTTATCTCAGTGTCTGCAATACTGCTTAATTTATTAGTTACTAAATTTCTAAATGATGTTGGCATTATTAACTCGCAATAAACTTAATTTTCACAGCGGCGTTGCCTCCTTGCATGCCATTATCTCTTACACCGGCTTCAAATACTGCGTTATGTCCACCAAATCCTGGCGGACTCATAGATGTGCATCCCCACTGCTCATAACAGCCGCAGCCTCTGTTACTGTTCCAACAACTAACAAATGGAATGCCTCCGGCTGGTTTTCTGCTCACTGCATTCTGCATGTACATTTGCTGATGACGTCCTGTGCCTGAGTAGTCACTGAATTCATTAGTATATTCGTGAAATACTTCTAATACAACACCCTTTTCTGAAATAATTCCTGACGGTCCTGGAATATAAGCTGTTGTGCAACAAGCAGCATTTGCATTGCATCCAAACCATCTTATACAACTGAAGTGTCCGCAACAATTTACGTCTCCGCCGTAGCCGCAGGCAATTTGTAAAGTTGATGTTATGTTGCAGATTAATCCGCAGTTAGCATTTACTGGTCCTGTGCCACAGTATCCTGCTGCGAGATAACAGCACCAAGCACTGCTACCAGTAGAACAAAAACTTATGCCGCTACGACCGCCTTGAGCACATAAACAACCGTTATTGCCTGTAGTTGATGATCTAAACCAACATCCAAATGCCCTAGGGCCGCAGCCACTATCACACAGGGCTGCAGGATTTCTTGTAGCACTGTGTGCTTCTATACAACCACAAACAAATGCAGAACAAGACTCAGCAGCAGTGATTGTAAAAGATTTTTTAACATATGCGCCTGCATTTCCTGGCATACCAAATCCGCAACAACACATACGAGAACCGCCGCCGCCGCCGCCCCACATTTCAATAACTACTGTACCAGCTTGTCCTCCTGGTGGGCACCATCTAAAAATATTAGGAGTAACTGATGTTGCTGGTGTATACACCCATATTTTTCCCTGTTCTAAATCATTTTCTGACGGCCCGACTATGGTGTCGTTTTTCGTACTAACTAACGTTCTTAATGATGTAGGCATTTCTTTTTCCGATTAAGCAGATGCCACTATCCAACCATATGTTGCACCACTATAGATAAGTGTAACAATAGCGCCATTAGTATCAATAGTTAAGTCATCCGATACGTTTTGAATTTTAGCACCATTTCGCCCTACTGTAATATTGTTTGTGCCTGCTGTTGCGGACACATCTATAATTTGTATAGTGTCGTTGACTAGTACACCACCTACTGCTGGCAATGTTATGGTAATTGCACCAGATGTTGTATTGCATAATACTCTATCATTAACTACTGCACTATAATTCGTAGATGTTTCACGAAAGGTTGCCGATGCTGTTCCAGTAGTTGTAATATATCTTCCCATTTATTTCCCCTGACTGATTATCATGTTGTTAAAGTTTCTATGCCGTATGCCATTGCACTTACGTTTGCAACAGATGATCTGACAACGACTAATTTGTTAGCATCTATAACTATTCCTGAACGTTCTAGAACTCCTTTTGCACCAACTTCTGTATCATATTCGATATATTCTGCATCTGTTGGCGTAGAAGATGATGCTACTGCTAATCTTATTAGCGCAGGAACGTTACCTCTATTACAAACCGATACTGTAACAACCGAAAATGTGCTAGCCGGAACAGTGTATAAAGTTGCATCTGTAGCTGCTGTTAAATTTGCTGTTCCTAATCTTCCTGTAGCCATTTAAATCTCCGTTAATTAAATAAGGTGTGTGCAAGAATATATCCGTCAACGCCGCTTTTAAAATTCATCTTAGTATTTATATTTATTTGGGCACCGGTGGTTGTTGTGATAGTATCACCAGAAATAAACACAATTCCTGCTGTTACACTATTTACGTTCAACGAACTAGCTCCGCTACCAATTTGAGCACTAATATAAGCTTTAATTGCTCTTTGAGTTGGTACAATAGCATCACTATCTGCTGTAAAGAATGGATCTGTGCTAAATTCGCTGATAGCTGCGCCGCCTCCACCTAGAGCTACTGATCCTAACTGTAATTCTTGCAAGCCTGCTATACTAAATGCATCAGCATTTAATGTAGCTATACCTGTGCTTTGTTCTACGCTAAAAATGTCGCCGACTCTAAAATTACCATCTTGATCGGTACTAGTATAAAATACTCTACCGCCACCAAATTCATTAATTTCTTTAGTAGGGTCAGGATCAATTAATGGAGTATCAGGATAATTGGTGTTGGCAAAGTTACCTGTTCCAATATCTAAGAAGTCGTGTCCTGTTAATCGAACCTGACTATAACGAATTCTAATTTCGGTAGTTTCTTCGTGTTCAGGCGATTCTGCTACACCTAATCCTGGGCTTAATTGCAAGACCGCAGAATAATAATCTCCTTGTTGAGTGAGTTGTGATACACTGACTAGCTTGTATACTACGTCATTGATGCCAGTGATTCTAACATTAGATCCTGCTTTTGGAATTCCTGTTAATCGTTTGAAAGCTATGTATGTACCTGTCTGATATAAGTCTGCATATCCGTTACCAGTCACTGTTGCCGAAGCAGTTACATAATTTGTTCCTCTATTAGTAAATGTTGGATTGGCTAACACTCCTTTGCCTTTTCTAACTTGTGTGCTCGCTTCGCTGATATTATTAGGATCAACAATAGTCATAGTAGGGGCACTTGCATATCCTGAGCCTGGTTCAATTATTCTAATAGATGTAATTTTTTCATCATTTACAACTGCTCTAGCCTTAGTAGTAGATCCAGTTAATACACTCGATGCTACTGTACCTGCTGCGCCAGCTTGAACTGCGGCCCAGACGCCAGTTTCATTTGAATTTCCAAAAGTAATTGCACTATATCCGTTAGCACTGGTACTCATTGTGCGTGTAGTCCAGTTAATACCATCTTCTGATGTTGCTGCGGCAGTTGTACTACTCACAGCAAAGAACACACCTTGGCCGTATGCAACATTGGTGTAGCTTGCACTAGGAACTGTCATTGTGCCCCATGTTGTTCCGTTATTGCTATATGCAGCAGATGTTCCGCTAGAAGGAATAGCTACAAATTTATTTTTTCCGTATGTTACAGATACATAATTTCCACTAGCAATAGTTCGTGAAGTCCAAGTTGTTCCGTTACTAGAGCTTGCTGCTACAGTACCAGATGCTGCTACTGCTACAAATAGTCCAGCTCCATATGTAACATCATTCCAGGTTGCACTAGGAAGTCCTGTCATTGGAGTCCAAGTAGCACCGTCGTCAGTGCTGTAAGCTGCCGTGGTAGTTGTGCCGATTGCAACAAATCTTCCATTACCGTAAGTTATGTTGGTCCAAGTTCCTGCAGGTAATGCACCACCCGATGTCCATGACACACCGCCATTTACAGTTTTTGCAGTTTGTGTGCCCGCAGTGTTAATGGCGATCCATGTAGAAGTATTTTTTCCGTAGGCAATTTTCCAAGTACCCGAAACTGGAAGAGCACCACCTGATTGCCATACTGTACCATTTACTGAATATGCTGAAGCTGTACTTGCCGATGTTACTGCTACATATCTTCCTGCTTCAGCAATACCTTCAAATTCAAATACGTTTACACCACCAGTTACAGTTTTAAGTACAGTTATGGTTATGTCATTGGCTGGACTTGATGCATTTAAGCTGGTTCCTGGTATCGTCAAGACATCATCGGTTTGATATCCTGTTCCTGGAGAAGCAAGAGTTACTCCGTAATAGTTACCAGATTTTAAAACTGTGAATTGTGCTCCAACTCCAGATCCATTTATGGCCGCAACGTTTGTGAATGTAGTAGAATAGTTTCCAAACACTACATCATTCCAAGCAGCACTAGGTAGTGTTCTTGCTGTAGAAGCGAATCCTGGTCCGGTAAATGTTAATCTTGGTTCTATCTGATAAGACGTAGTAACATCTAAATTGTTAGTTACAGTAGTGCCTGGAGCTATATGATCCCATCCTGCTGCATATAACGAAACACTTTGACCTGTAGTGGTAGTCAAGACTACTGCACTACCACCTGGGCTTGTGCTTACTGTAAATTGAGTACTTGTGAATCCTGAACGTACATAATATAAGGTGTTAGCAGTCAATCCGCCAACATTTGATCCTACATAGACAGGCATATCGTTATATAAAGTTTCGGTACTAGCTACAGTAATTAAATTTGTAGTTACTGTAGTATCAGTAATTGTTAATGTTGTAAAACTTTCTTTATATATTAATGCTACTTTAGTTCCAGAGTTATAATTTAAAATTACAGCTTCTTGTCCGCATCCTGATCCTGCATTAAGAACTATTTTCATTCCAGTATATGCACTGCTAATAGCAGTGTCTGTGTTTGCGATAGTTATTTGGCCAATACTACCACTTTGAGCGGCATTACTTACATAGACATAACCATCGCCACCAATACCTGAACTATCTCCTGGATCAGTTAATCTTACTTCATAAACTGCATCATCTCTAAATTCGTCAGCTAATGCAGCAGCATTAAGACCTGTACCAGAAATAGTGTAGGTAGCACTATTATACATTACACCGGCATTAGTATATTCAAGTCGTAATACATTATTTGTACCGTCTGTAAATGCTAGTCCAATTTGTGCTTCAACTGATTTGTTATTAACTAATCCTTGTACTGGTGTTTCTGTAACATCAACACCCTCAGCTACAGATCCAAATTTACCATAAGAATTATTACCATTAGTAGCTCGAATCTTGCCGCCTGCTTCTGCGAGATAAGCAATATGTGCATAATAAGAGAATACGCTAACCAGCTCTGCTCGTCCTAGATTAGTAACCCATGCACCAATACCATCGCTTAATACTTGTGTATAATCATTAGCTACTATAGAATCATTGCCTCCGTTATGCAGATCGCCATCAACTTTTAATCCTATACAAGCAGTACCAAAAGTAGTAACGTTTTGCACATAAGGACTTCTTTCTGTGATCCATACACGTTCATCATCAGGACCCCAACCTGGATCTAAGCTAGTGTAGGCACCAGCAGTAGGTCGTTGAGTACCGTAAATATTTGCAGATCCTAGCGTACCAGTAAGTCCTGCTAAGGTGCAGTTTCTCACGCCTGTACCGCTTCTTAGATAAAACATATCTATTAACTGAGATCCATTAACTGCATTAACGTATAAATTAGCGGCAGTTAATGTTCTATAATTGCTGTTGTAAACAATATCCCATTTTATCGCATCTACATATTCTCTAACATCTCGTTTACATGCTGTTTCATCGTATGTGCCAGCATATAAAGGATAAGTTACGTTAATATATGCTACTGCTTCTTCTGCTAAAAACTCTTTATTGATCTCTAAAATGTTTACAGCATTGTATACATTTTCTATAGTTGAATAATAATTAGTGCCGGTTAGCACTGGCGCAGAACCTGCTGCATTTATATAATAATCAATATAGTTTTTTGCTGATGTGAATAAATTTGCGGCCGCTGTACCTTGTGTTGCAGAAGCTGCTGGTCTTGTTGTGTTTTGATTTAACGGATTGCCTGTGCTTTTTACAATAGCTACATTTTGAACAATATTACTGATGATTGACGATAATCGCTGTAATGCAGCCATACTGTAAGTAACATCGCCAGCACTAATAATACTCGATGCTGGTTCTATTCTTGTTGAGCGTAGTTCATCTCCAACAACTGCTGTATCTTTAGGAACTACCATAGGTAATACTTCATTGAACGTTCCTGTTTTAACATTCAATGTATAATTAGTTTTTATTTCTGCAAACACACTAGTACTATCATCAACTGCATTTATTGCACCAGTTAACGCAGTCACTAAATTATTTAAAATTGTTTGAGCACCAGATTCTTCTGTATAGTTTGTATTAATAACTTGTGTAACAGTACCTTGATATACTGTACCTGGTGCAACATTTGACAATACCGCGTCTATAACTGTATTAGCGTAATTTATAGATGCAATCGTTTCTTCTTTCTGTCCAAGGAGATAAAATGCACCTGCCTCCGAACCGTAGCTAATTGCTGCTCTTCTAATTGCAGAGTTTCCTCCATGAGCTAAATCGAAAGCCAATGCATCAATGATCAATCCAATATCTCGTTCGCATTTTGCAGAATTATAAGTAAATCCTCCTGCGAACGGAGCAATAGCTCCTGCAACTTGAGCCGCTATCCATCCTGTTACTTCTTTTTGAATAAATTGTCTATTAATTTCTAATAACCATCTAGCGTTAGGATTTAATGGTCCTCGTTCGATACGTTGTAGTGCATATTGAACAGTCTTCCAAGGCCTATCTATAGTCACACCATTCAGAGGATTTGGATTATCGTCGCCTGAAGGAGCTACATAAAATATCTGATTGATTACTCCAAAGTAATTCCATGATGGCTCATCTATAGCATTAACTTTTAACACCATACCTTGATCGCCAATTGGCAATCTAGCTGGTCCTGCGCCACCGTAGTAGGCAATGTCTCCTTGAGTTGTAAGTACTGCTAATTCGCTGCCTGCTGTAAAAATATTCCAGTAGTCACCTGCTATGTCATTGTCAGGTCTATTTGGATTAGATGCAGTATGAGCTAGTACACAAATATAGGAGCTAGGTCCAAATTTTACAATATCTCCTAATATATAAAACGTGTTTAATGCCCATGGTCCAGTCCATCGTTGTCCTGCATTAAGTAATGCCCAGTATGTTGTATTAGGTGGATTATTAGAAAAACTTGCTTCATGGTCTGCTATGGCAAGGTACACATAAGCACCGTATCTAACTACACTGCCTACTTCATAAAAATTAGGTGCGCCCCAAGCGCCTTGAAATTTAAATCCTGTTACATATAAATCCCAATCATCGCTGTTTGTTGTAGGAGTTTGATTAGTATTATTTGTTTTACTAATATAAACATAACCGCCATATGCTACTGTATCGCCTGGTTGATAAACTGCGGAACTGTTCCAGCTATCGTCAAATTCTAAGCCTTCTACGAACTGACTCCAATTTCCTTCTGCAAAGGTAGCACTACTGGTATGATAAGTTGTACAGATCCATAGGCCAGCGCCGTATTTGACTACGTCATTAATTTTATATCTTACACTAGATCCACTCCATGCGCCTAAGTATTCGATGCCTTTATGTAAAAAATCCCACTTAGCCTGATCTGCTTCTAAACCTAATGTAGCTGTAGCTGCTGATGTATGATACTCATTACAAATATAAGTAATGCCGCCATACTTTACAATATCATTTACTTTATATCTAGTACTAGTGGACCAATTTGTTTTCCAATCAAATGTTTCTGCAAACAAATCCCAATTGCTTTGATCATCTTCTAAACCTAAACTAGCGGTAGCAGCACTGGTATGGCCAGTATTACAGATATAGATATATCCGCCATACTTTACTATGTCATTTATCTTATAAAATGTAGAAGTAGTCCAAGAGCCTTTCCAATCTTGTCCATCCGACATTTGATTCCATCTAGTAGGAACATTATTTAAATCTGTGTAAAAATTAGAGTCAGAGGCATGCCCTACGACACAAAGATATGTTTTTCCGCCGTATCTGACGATATCATCTTTGACGTATGTGGTACTAGCAGCCCAAGTACTTTTCCATACAAATCTAATTCTACCTAGGTTAAATTCAGCCATTTACTGCTCCGTTATTAATTGATGTTGTATTTATTAGTTTATTTTTATTATCAAGATGGCAGGTCATTTACTACATCTTGGAAGTCGAGACCAGAATCAAAAGAATGTGAATAAAATGCAAGGGCTAGTGCAGTGCCGTCAATTCCGCCGTTAAATGTTGCTTTAGTATCAAAATTAACCGTGCCGCCTGACACTGTAGAATTAATTAAATTTGGTCCAATTATAACTTGTCCGGAGGTTAAAATAGTAGTAAACACATCTGAGCCACCACCAGATATTCTTGCTGTAATATATGCTTTTATGGCTTTTTGTGTAGGAACAATATTGTTAGAGTCTGCTAAGAAAGTCGAATCAGTGCTAAATTCTCTAATAACTGTACCTGTACCTCCTACACTTACACCGCCAAGACTTAATTCTTCTAACCCTCCTAGATTGAATAAACTGGCGCTTATAGTTACCGTACCTGTTGCCTGCTCGACTCTGAATAATTCACCAACTCTGAAGTTACCGTCTTGATCAGTACTAGTATAAAATACTCTACCGCCACCTGATTCTACAACTTCGTTTTCTGGGGAAACAGTAAAATCAAAATTTTGATATAATTCTGGGTACTGTGTTTGTTGCAGATTGCCTGTGCCGATATCTAAAAAATCATGACCAGTTATTCTGACTTGACTGTATTTTTGTCTTATAATGATTGGAGTTTCGTGTTGCGGACTTTCTTCTGTTTCTAGAATAGGAAATATATCCAAGTTAATATTAAAGTTTCCTGTTGATCCTGCTACTGAATTTATTTTAACTACTTTATACACTACATCGTTAATACCGTTAATAGATAAATTATCGCCAGGTCCTGGAACTACACTAACTTCCTTAAAATTAACGCTAGCACCTAATTGAAATTTATCGGCAAATCCGTCGCCCGTTATAGTGACTCTAGTGCTTACGGTTTGATAACTTGTTCCTCTGTTATCCCATGTCACCGGTCCTAATACTCCATCGCCAGTTCTTGCTTCTAACACTACATCAACAGTATTATTTGGATCTACAATAGTTACAGTAGGAGCAGAGATATACCCGCTACCACAATCCCATATTTTGACCATAGCAATTCTACTAGATACAACTTTTACTCTGCCTTTTGCTCTTGTTCCCGAGGGTGGCGCACTAAAAATCACACGTGGTTCTACAATGTATGTAGTACTAGAATCTAATACTGCTTCAATTGAAAATCCGGCAACATGATCCCATCCTGGCGAGTCGTCTGATTCTTTATAAACTGTAACTTCCTTAGTAACATCATTGTAAGCTTGAATATATCCGTATTGGCCTGTGCCTGTTCCGCTGGTAATAAAAATTCTCATACCAATAAATTGAGCAGTGGTATTAGTGTCATTAGATGCAAGGGTAATAGTTAAATTGTCCCCAGACTGCGCATTATTACTAGCTAATTTATAATTAGCTCCGCCTATTGTACTGCTATCGCCTGCACCTTTGATTCTTACTTCATAGACTGCACCATTTCTGTATACTGGAGTAACTGCTGCTCCTACACCGGCACCAGTAAAATTAAATGTTGCATTAGTATAATTTTGTCCACAATGACTATATTCTAAAATTAAAATCTGATCACCTACATTGCCACTTACAGCAGCGTCTACCGTTGCTTCACCTGTCTGATTATCAAATTTTCCTGTAATCGGAACTTCGGCTAGTAGAACTCCTTCTGCTACGCAGCCGTATGTACCATACGAGCTATTACCGTTAGTTGCACGAATTTTTCCTCCGTTCTCTGCTAGGTATCCTATATGACCGTAATATGAAAATACGCTAACTAATTCTGATAAGCCACCGTTGGTTACCCATGCACCAATACCATCGCTAAGAACTTGTGTAAAATCATTAGCTACAATAGATCTGTTACCGCCATCGTGAAGGTTACCGTCTACCTTTAGACCAACACATCCTGTACCGAATGTAGTAACATTTTGTACGTAAGGGCTTCTTGAAGAAATCCAAACAGAGGAATCGATTGTTCCTGTACCAGGATCTAGGCTAACATATGCTCCAGCAGAAGGTCTAGCTGTAAGATATTGATTCAGTCCTCCTAAAGATCCGGTCAATCCGCTTAGAGTCATGTTTCTTATACCTGATCCGTTTCTTACATAAAACATATTGTCTTGTTCGTAGCCAGCTGCTGGCGAAATTGTAGTGCCTCTTAATTCGTCACCTACTAATGCAACGTCTGCAGGGATACTGATTGGCAATATTTCTTCGTAGTATCCTGTTTTGATAAAAATTGTAGCAGGTCCTGTAATATTTTCACAGGCATATTTTACAGTTCTCCACGGCGTGTCAATAGTGGTGCCTCTACTTGCACTATCGACTCCTTCTATTGCAACATAATATACATCTACAATATCAGAAAATAACTCCCAAGTAGCAAGATTATCAACATTTTGTAAAACAGCTCCTTCAGCTCCAATAGGAAGTCGTGTACTTTCTATAACTAAAGTTTCTGGATTTTCGCCATATGTATTAATATCACCTAATTCTCTTAGCCTATTAGATTGATTAGCTTCACTTAACAAGGTCCAAAAGCCAGCAGCAGTAACTTTATCTGGCCTAGTTAAGGTCGCTGAAGTATGTCTTTGTAAACAAATATAAGCAGAGGCTGTAAATGTGGCGATATCATCTACTTCATATTGAGTGGAATCAGTCCACCCTGCTCTCCATCTTGTACCTTTATTGACTATTTCCCAATAAGAAGTATTTGTAGGATCGTTAGCTAAAGATGGCTGAATACAAGCGAAAACAAAGCCGGCGCGGCGTACTACATCACCTATCTGATAACTTACAGCAGCACTGTACTCACCTAACCAATTATATCCTATACTTAATAATTCCCAGTCAATAGGATTAGTTGACGGAGCAGAGTTTAGGTTAAAAGTCAAAGCAAAGTAACTATATCCTCCGTATTTTACTACGTCTCCGATTTGATAACTTGTGCCGGCATCCCAAGTTTGTTCATATTCTAATCCCGGAGCATAAACTGCCCAATTCGCACTGTTAAAAGTTCCGACTGATATGTGTGCAGTTGTACAAATATATGATGCTGATCCATATTTTACTACATCGTTTAATTTATATCTTGCACTAGGATTAAAATTACCAAGATATTCTATGCCTATATGCACAATTTCCCAGTTAGCTATATTATTTTCTAAACCTTGATTAACAGATCCTGCACTAGTATGTGCCGTAGTACACCTATAGACATACGCTCCGTATTTTACAATGTCACCTACTCGATAAGGAGTATCTATTTGCCAAACACTTTTCCAGTCTTCAGTTCTAGCATAGATTTCCCATTTAGCTTGATCATTTTCTAATCCGTGCGTAGATTGATACGAAATTCCTACACCTGGTAATGTAGAACTTGTATGGGGAATTAAACATTTATAAACTGTTCCGCCATACTTAACTAAGTCATTAATATTATAAGGTAAATTTGTTTGCCAGTTGCCTGTCCATGTAAATCCATCAGCCATTTGCTCCCATCTAGGAGCAGGTACAGGAGGCACTGTATTTGATTCTATCGAAGTTAAATCATTATAAAAACCACCGCCAGATTCTGCTGTGTGCCCAATTAAGCAGACATATGTTTTTGCTCCGTATGCAACAACATCATCTTTGTAATATGTTGTTCCTGAGCTCCACTCGCCCTTCCAAGTATATCGTATTCTACCTAATTTAAATTCAGCCATATTGATTCCAAATAATTTTTCTAATATTTATATACCAGTTGGATAGGTATATGATTGATTAATTCTTACTACAAGTTCTCCGTTATCGTTTACATAATATAATAAACTTCTGTTATCCCAGCGATATTGTTCGTATTTTAAATTTTCAAATACTATTTCGTGATTAGCATTGCGGCCTTCATAAAAATCAATTCCTACTTCAAAATCATTATAATTGTCTTCTGCATCTCCAGGAACATTAATTTCAATTTGATCATTTTGATCTAACTGATTCACTCTTACAAAATAAAGCTGCCCTTGATCTGTTCTTCTTATTCCGTAAAAATATTTAGGTGCTGTACCTATAATTGCTTCTTGATCACTGCCAAAAAAGTAGTTACTTGCCATAATTAATCCTTATGTTATATCTGCGTAGCTGATTATAATATCTAAACTTGACTCTGTATTGCTTACTACTCTAAAACTACACGACGGTCCTAAAACTAATTTTTCTCCGTTAGTAATTACTTTTAAGCTAGTATTTGCTGGTATAACAATTCCTTTGACAAAATATCCGACTGTACTAGCATCATCTACTACAAAAATATCTACTGTAATAGGATCATTAACTGTATTTGCTAGATTGCAGCCCATTAATGTTGCTCTATTAGTTAAGCTAGTTTGTAGAACATCTATAGGAGAAGTACCTATATTATTTGTCACTTGAGTTTTTAAAGTTATTGCCATATTTTATCCAAAAATTAATGCAGAAGCTAATGCGATATCTTCTGCAATAGATAAAGTAATACCTGATCCAGTACCTGCTACTGATACCCATGCAGTACCGTTATAAATCTCAGTTAAGTTATTATCTGTATTATATCTCATCATTCCTGTTTGAGGAGATAATGGTCGTTGTCCATCCGTTCCTGTTGGAATGACAAACGCATTTGTTCCAACAATATGGTAGTATCCTGTTCCGGTAGATCTAAATTCTGTAACTGCATCTGTTACAGTGTTTAAAATTATATTATTTCCAAATTTAAAATTATCAAAAACAACTGTGCCTGTACCGTTAGGTAATAATTCTAAATCAGTATTCGTTGTTGTAGTTCTAATAACGTTTCCGTCAATTTCGGTACTGTCTACTACTAGTTTATTAACATTAAAATTATTAGCATCCAATGTTGCAGATAAACTTCCTCCTGCATAAAAATACAATGTGTTTTCATTCGCTCCTGGACTTGTCTCGGCAAGAATATATGTGTCGTTGTCAACATCAAATACTCCTCCAATTCTTATCCAATACGATCCATTATATCCTTCATAATAATTTGTATCGCTATTAAATCTTATCATACCAGACGACGGTATAGCTGGTCGTTGTAATTCAGTTCCTACTGGAATTTTAACTGCCTGATTTGAATTAATATTAACAATACCAGTACCTGATGGCGTTAGGTTTATATCTTGGGCCACGGTTCCTATAATACTACTACTGTTAAACTGTAAATTTTCAGCAACAACATATCCAGATCCATTTGCTCTTAATTCTAAATTACTATTAGATTGTGTAGTAGTAATCACATTCCCAGATATTAAAATATCGCCTGTACTTAATGTTGACGATATTATACTGGTAGTTACTAAATTATTAACGTTGAGATTGCCAGTAACAGTCGCATTGTACAGGCTAGTAGTTCCTGATGTAACATTCAAATCTTGACCAACAATTAGATTATTATTAGGAATTGATATATTACCTGTTCCGTTAGCAGAAAGTTCTAAATCTGCATTACTAACCGTTGTTTGAATTACATTTCCGCTTATAGAAATTTGATCTGAAAAATAATTAGAAAGATATACATTATTCCAACTAAGACTGGAACTGCCTAAATCATATACACTATTGGTATTAGGTATCAAATTACTAGCAATTTTTGCATTTATAGTTAGAGTATTAGTATTATTGGTACCTAGGATAGTATTTCCATTAACGGTTACATTGACTACGTCTAAATCTCCTGCAATACTTACATCGTCTGCACTTGTAACTGTACCGTTAGCTGCTTGTAGGGTAATTCCTCCAGTAGTGCTTTCGATAGTGTTACCGCTAATTCTAATATTACCAGTTTCAACTTTTGTAGGAGTAATTTCGGTAGTGTTTATTCCATCTGTAAAAACTACGCCAGACGGACTAGCAATTGTAATATTACTATTTGTAAAAGTTACATTTCCTGTTTGTTGATCGACTAAAAAGTAGTCGCCGACTCTAAAATCTCCTTGTGCATCAACGCTGGTATAATACAACCTTGCTCTGTTTAACTCTACAACTTCATTCGCTTGAACTACGCTTAACGGATCATTGTCACTAAATCTTCCTGCACCAATATATGCAAAATTAGATCCAATAAAATATCCTATAATTCCTTCACCGTCACCATATGCCCCGTAGTTACCGTACACACATGCACTAGCAATACTACGAATTTCTGCTCCAAAATCGCTGTAGTCTGCCCATGACAAATGACTAGCAGTTTGCCCGCCGCTAAAAGTAATAATTTGTTGATTACTAGTGTCTGGTACAGCTAAACTTTCTTCGAATCCTGATACTTTTCCATCTATTACGATGTTAGTATAAGGAGCACTATATGTAAAACTCTCAATAGTTCCAGTAGTATATGTTGCAGGATTTGCACTAACATTTTCAACTGTGATAGTATCGCCCACATTAAGAGTCTGCGCACTGATACCGTAAACTTTTAATCTGGTTTTGCCGTCACCTGCAAACCCAGTGCTTCCACTTACTGCATACAATCCTTTGTCTGCAAAATATGTAAAACAGTTTAACCATTCAACTCTGACGCCGTTGGTCATTGTTACTGCATCGACACCAGGTGTAATAAAAGTTACGCTATGAAACAGCATACTTGCTTCACGACTAGACGCATTGACAATACTTCCGTCAATATATGCACCTTTACCTGCATCGCCTGCTAAAAATCCTCTAGGATCATTTGGAGGATTAGTTGCTAACCTCACTGTAGATCCTGCTGTAATAACTGTAATATTTCGTATGTAAGGACTGCGTGTAGTTACTGTCATCCCTGGAGCAAATCTAAAGGCATAACCAGTATTAGTTCCTACATCGTACTCAAATCCTGTAATAGTAAGGTCTTCTACAGTAGTTTCACCGTTCAAAAGAAAAATATCTACTGTAACATCGCTATCAGGTTCAATAGTAACTGAGCGTATTCCGGCACCTTTAACTGTTACTCCTGTTGGTACAGTCAAAGGCAATGTTTCAGAGTATGTGCCTGGATAGATATAAACAGTATCACCGGCTGTAGCTAAATCTAATGCTCTGCCTATACTTGATAAAGGATCATTTTGATGAGTTCCTGAATTGCCGTCGTCGCCGTTAGTAGCAACATAAAAAATATTTCCTTGTTGAAGTGCAATATCAATTCCTGATACAGTTAATGCTCCTGTAGATACAGTTGATGCATGTAGTGTATTAACCCATACATCGTTCCATCTTTTTGTACTAGAACCTAATTGGTAAGTGTCAGTAACGTCAGGAATTATATTACTGTTGATATCTGCATTAAATGTTATCGAATCAGTATCTTGATCACCTAAGGTTAAATTACCGTCGGCAGTTATTGTACCGGTAGCATGTAAATCACCAAATACTTCAACATCAGCATTTAAGTTTATTTTTCCGGTACCAGATGTTATTAAGTCTAAATCAGCATTAGTATTCACTGTGGAAATACTGTTGCCTTCTATTTGTATTGTATTATCAAAAATTGTTTTATTCTGATATAATACAAAATTACCTGCTGCTGGTGCTAAGTTTAGTATTCCTGAACTGCTATAAATGCTGTTACCGCTTATAGTGATATCATCAATAATCGCTGATCCGGTAACTTCTAAATCTGTAGATCGTAAAGTACCGTTAACTGTTAAATCGTGAGTAGGACTAGCAGTCCTAATTCCTACTCTGCTATTATTAACATCAAGATATACTAGATTCGTTTCAAAAGCTAAATCTACACCATCTCGTAGTAGATTTTCTTTTAATAACGGCCCAGAAATTTTACCTACAGCCATTGATTTTCACCGTTTTAAGTATTTATTGTTAGCCAAAAATTAAAGCATAGGTGTCGCTTAAATCTTCCATAACAAGGCTTGAAACTACAGGGCCGCCGCCGCTAGCAGGTGCCCACGTTGTACCGTCCCACACTTCTAAGTAACCTTGGTCAGTATTATACCTAGATGCTCCTGTTGGAACTCCTGCTGGGCGTTCTGCATCTGTACCGTAAGGAATAAGTAACCCTTTACTATCTGTAAATTTTACATACCCTGCACCGGTACTTCTTATTTCTGTTGTTGCATTATTGACAATATTTGTAACGATGTTTGTAAAAACTGAAAAATTATTCTTTAAACTTAAAATTCCTGTTCCTGATGTGTTTAATTCAATGTCGGCATTAGTATTAGTGGTTCGTATTACATTATTGTCAATTTCAATTTCATCGATGATTATCTTATTAAATTGTGTTTGATTATTATTAAAACTTGCTGATAATATGTTATTATTATAAAAATTTAAAACATTATTATTGCTTCCTGGTGTTGATTCGGCTGATATAAATGTATTGTTATCAAAGTCTGTTAGTCCAACTAAAGATTTTGTTCCTTCCACAATTTTACCTTCAAATGATAAATTTGAAGAATTAAATCTTATTTCTCCGGAGTTGATTAAAGTTCTATTAAGATTACTACCTACAGGTATTCTTAAAGCAGAGTTGTTAGAAATGTTAACAATAAAATTAGTATAAGGAACAAAATTTATAGACTTATCTGATTCAGATCCTGTTAGTAATATATTAGAGATAGAAGAATCGACAATTTTTATAGTTTGGTCAAATATTACTCCGCCCAAACTATTAGCTCTTAATTCTAATGGACTATTTGACTGTGTAGTAGTAACATAATTTTCTGTAATTAAAATATCACCGTTATAATATTCGTCAATATTATTAATCGTAGCTGTAGTGTTACCTAATACATTAGTATTGTTTGATACTGCTACATTAAGAAATGTTGACAACCCATTTACTGATAGGTTTTGAGATATCAATAAATCGTTATTAGCTACCAATACTGATCCAGTTCCATTAGCAGCTAATTCTAAATCTGAATTACTTTCTGTGGTTTCTATTAAATTGCCTTGTATATTAATATTATCAAAAAGTAATTGACTTGCATATAAATTTTTATAATAAGATAAACTATTACCTAAATTAAAATTAATTGTATTCGGTATTAAATTTGATACAATATCTGCTGCGATTTGTGTCGTGTTAAAATTACTACCTAAACTTATATTGCCTGAAGAGTCTACGTCTCCTGTTACTAATATATTTGCATTTATATTTAAATTAGTGTTTATAGTTTGAATATTATTCGCTGCATTAAAATTTAAAGGTCCTATTATACTTTCAATAGTATTTCCAGAAATTCTAATGTTGCCTGTGGATACTTCTGTTGCATCGATGTAAGTTGTGTTAGTGCCGTCAGTGATATTAATTGATGTATTAGATACTACGCTAGTTTGAAACTCAATGTCTCCTGTCGAGCTAACAACTCTAAAAATATCCCCAACTCTAAAATCACCTTTATGATCCATACTTTGGTAATAAATTTTACCGTCGTTTATTCTTACTATCTCATTTGCTTGAATTACGTTTGTAGGATCGTTGCTAGTATCTTTGCCGGCTCCTATATAACCAAAATTATGATTAATTAAGTACATTAATACTTCGTCGCCGTCAGCATAAGCTCCGTAGTTTCCATAAACATTGGCACTACCGATACTTCTAACTTCTGCTCCAAAATCTAAACCTAAGCCTGCAAATCCCGCAGTGCCATTTTCAGCATAAAGTCCTCTATTTGCATAATAGATAAAACAGTTTAACCATTCAACACGCACGTGATTTTTCATCACTATAGTGTCTGCGGCTGGGCAAATAAATGTTGCGCTATGAAATAACATGCTAGCTTCTACGCTTGTAGAAATTGCCATTGCTCCATCAATCTTCGCTCCGCGGCCGGCATCGCCTTGATCAAACCCTAAAGGATCTGATCCAGAAATTACACTGCCTTTGGTAATCACAGACACATTTCTAATATACGGACTTCTACTAGTTACATTTAGCGAAGAGTTAAAACTAAACGCATATCCTTTGTCATTTATATTATCGTAGTAAAAATCTGCAATAGTTAAATCTTCAACAGTTGTTTGACCATTCAATTTAAAAACATCTTCGTATGTACTTGCAGTATCTGGTACAATTTTAACATCCCTGATACCGGCTCCTTTGACTGTAACTCCTTCAGGAATAATCAGTGGAAATAATTCTATATAAGTTCCTGGATAAATGTAAACAGTGTCGCCGCTTGTTGCTTGTGCTAATGCATATTCGATCGTAGAAAAAGGACCATTAGGATGATCACCTACATTGCTGTTATTACCATTAGCAGAAACATACCAAATGTTTCCTGCACGTAATGATAGATCGATACCATTAACTATTGCGCCGCCAGAAACGTAGTTAGTTCCATTCACTAAATTTGTATGTAAATCACTCCATACATTTGAATTGGATCCTAGAGTGTAAGTATCAGTTGAATCTGGAATAATATTACCAAGAATGTCTGCATTTATTGTAACATTGTCAGTATTATCTGAACCAAATATTATCGAGCCGTCAAATGTTATATTTCCTGTGGCATGTAAATTACCAAAAACTTCAGTATTGTTTTTTAAATTTATCGATCCAGTGCCTGACGTAAAAATGTCAATGTTTTCATTAGATCGTAAACTAGATATTCCTAACGAACTTATTTCTATTCCGTCAACTTGAAATGTTTTAGTCGTTATTCTTGGAGATGATCCTGTAGCATAGAAAACAATGTTGTTGGTACTAGTAATAGTACTGTTATTAAATTCTAGATCGCCTATTGTTGTAGGATTGTCAACAAGCAGATCATTGGAAGATATCGCAGAATTGACATACAAAGTTCTTAACGGTGTATCAGAATTTATTCCAATTCTGTTTGAATTGACATTAAGATATAATAGATCAGTTTCAAAGGCAAGATCGATGCCTTGTCTAACTAAATTTGATTCTAATACTTGCCCAGAAATTTTACCTACTGTATTAGTCATGCCTGCTCCAATACAGTATTTATTGGTTCAATTATTTGTCGAAACCGTAGAGCACGTAAACAGGTTTGTTGGCAGGCACAGCAGTTCCAAACAATAAGTAAGTTCCTGTCGCCCAAGGATTTCCAGGATTTTTAGTGTCATTACCTGGAGGATTTTGTACTAAAGTGTAATTATCTATAGGGATTTGAAAAACGTTTTCCACGAGCACTATTATGTTTTTAGCTGCTTGAGTAGCGTTCCATGTAACACCGCTTTGAAAATTGTAGGCCAATGGGTCTGGACTTAATGGTCCAAAATAAACTGTTGAACCGTCTCCGATGCCTACATCTTGTTTAGTTATACCTACACTTTCTTTAAATCTAAAACTACGCCATTCGCTGCCTTGATAACCTTCAAATTCGCCTGTAGTCGTATTAAATCTAATCATGCCTGGTATATATGCTGGAGCAGTTGTATCAGGACTTCTCTGCGTGGTAGTTCCTTTTGGAACTAGCATAGAGTAGGGTCTGTTTACTACAACTTCGCCGCCAATATCAACGTACAGACTAGTGTTGCCTGTTACAGACTTTCTATCTAATATTTGTCTTCTAAGATATTTCATTATACGGGAATAGCAGAAATAGTTGCTACAAGGTTATAAGGTGCAGGAGTATACATTACCACAGAATCTCCGTTGTCTAAAATCATTTTTTCTGAATCAAATGTAACACTTTCTCCAGCAGGAATAGGTAATTGATTGACTACTTGGTTTGTTGTGACTACACCTGCACCATTTTTAACAAAATGTACATCTAGATATGTTAATCCTGTAGTTGGATTTAAAGGATCGTATGTAGCTGTATTACATATCCAAATACAAGTGATTGCATTATTTCCGCTACTTGTATAGACTGTAGTAGGTGATCCGCCAGTAATTGTTGCACTTTCAATCGCCATTGTTGTTCCTTAAAATATCATTCCAAATAAAATTGCACGTCTTTTACTTACCAATTCGTCATTTCTCGCAGTAGTAATATAGAATACACCTGAATCGCCGGCGCCTGAACTAGCATGATAAACAATGTTTTTTGTTGCTGCACTACTGGGCGCGGATCCTTGTATAGCTAATTCTAAATGTCCATCCAAGCTCACTTTACTATTTGTTGGGTCAAGTATGATTGAACCGCTGGTGCTGCTTAAAGTATTAGTAGCTAAAGTTAAATTTCCTGCTATTAATCCTGTTGAATCAATTGTTGCTTTAAGTACGTTATCGACTTTAAAAGTTAATTTACTTACTGCATCGCCTGCTGTAATTGCTTGCGCACCAAATGTTAAACTAGCACTAATTTGATATGTTCCTGCGCCGCCGCTAGCTGCGATAAATCCTAGAACAGTAGTTCCACCAGGAATTCCGGCGCCGGCAATGAAATCGCCAACTTTTATGTATCCGGCTGTAACTGATGTCACAGTTAGTGTAGTACCACTACAACTGGCTACACCTTGAAATCTTACAGTATCAAAACCTTGACCTAATGTATCACCTGCTCCAAATACTTCTGCAACAAATGAAGCCAACGATGATGCTACATAATCTGACATAGCTTTTGCATTTGGAATTCTATCGTCGTCGATTACAGAAACTCCTAGTGCTGGATTTGAAGGGTCTACATAATTTAAAATCTTTTGTTCGTAGTCACCTGTACCTGTTACTGTTACATAACCTGTACTGCCAGAATTAATTAACCCCAAAACTCCTTGATTAGTATCAATACTGTTTGTTTGAATTCCGGTTAAAGTTCCGTTATCTCTTCTAAAAACCCAAGTGCCTGGTACTGTTGTAGCAGTAGTAGGACTATAGTGTGTTTCACTTTCGTCCCACAGAATTTGTGCATCTGCTCCTGATCCTCTATCAACTTGAATTCCTGAAGTTCCTAGAGTCACCGTTGATCCAGTTTCTCCGCTGTTAAGAACAATAATATTATCTTTAACAGTCATAGTTTCTGACTGTACAGTAGTTGTAGTACCTTGTACTGTTAGATTACCTGTTACTAGTACAGTTCCTGTACGAACTCCTGTATTAAGAGTTATTGTACCAGAATTTTGTACTACAACTTGGTAATCACCGTTACTGACTCTAAGAACTTTCATCTATAATCCTAAATTAGATAGCAACTAACTGAAGTGTAGTTTCAGTTGAATCGTCTGTTACAGACCATGTATATCTAACGTTATTGAAATCTCTAGCAGTTCTATTATAGAGTTTTTTAATGTTTACATATTGACCATTTGTTTTTCTTCCTTGGATGGCCATTTCATTAGCTGCTAAAGAGCCTGCTGCTTTGTTAACTAATGTGCAAACACCAACATTGCCTGTACCTGAGCCAGCAGTAGTACGCTTAGTACCAGTTTTTAGATCATTAACTAAAAATTTACTTCCAGACTTTTGACGAATAATATAACCAGATTCAGTTTCTGGGTTACTTGCTACTTGAACATTAATTTTAATGTTGAATAGTGAATCACTGTATGGCATTCCTGCTGTGTCGGCAGCATTAGCTAGTCTACCAAAATTTCTTTTATTAATTGGACGTCCCATTTGTTTCTCCTTATGTTGACGTTCTAGGTCTACGCGGTGGGGCCGCATAAGTCATCTAGACATAGTATTTATAAAAAACAAAAGGACCCCGAAGAGTCCTTTGTATTAAAAACTTTTTTGTAAAAAGTTTTAATTAGCTGAATACTGCGTTAGCAATAGTTACAGTACCTAGGTAATCAGCTGCGTTACCTAAAGAGCTTGCACTGTTAGTCAATTCAACATATCCATAACGAGTCATAAAGCTTACGACTGGTTCGAATGTTGATGGATCTAACACAACACCGCTGCTCATCAATGGAATGTATGGGCAGTAGAATGCTGCTGCATCACTTTCGCTTGATCCTTTGTAACCAATTAATACTGTATCGTTAGATGCATAAGTGTTTACATAGACCTTCATAGCATTGTTCAATGTACCAACGAACTTAGTGTTTGTTGGAGCTTCGAATGTGCCTTCTGTTGTTCTTGCGAACGCAGAAGTTGTAGCACTTTGAAGAATTGTTAATGCTGTTGGGCTAACTACTGCCCAGTTACCAGCGCCACGACGTGTACGCTGAGCGATTGTGTTAGCAACACGGTTGATCATAACTGCTAGAGCAGCATGTTCGTCACCAACGAAAGTAGCAGTACCAGAAACAGCAGCCTGGTCATATGCTTGTTGGTTTTGTGTGCCTGCTAGTGTTACTAAACTAGCTAAAATTTCTTGGTCAATTTCAGCAGTGATTTCCTGAGCAAGTGCTGCCATGATTTCTGCTTCGATGTCAATACCTTGTTGGGCTTGTGCATCTTGTGCAGCTTCAAATGTCCAGCGAGCTGATAGCTTACGTGTCTTAGCTTCAACTGTTTGCTTTAAGATCTGAATGCTTAATCTGTTACCAGCTTGGCCTTCTAGAGCAGCTGTAGCAGCAGCTTTAGCAGTTGTTGTGTTACCAGAATATGCTTCAGCAATTTTGAATGGGCTTAGAGCTTCTTCACCTGCTACTGCACCACTGTTACCTGTACCTGCTGTGTCGCTGTAACGAACACGTAGGGTATGGATTTGTCCAACTGGTCCAGTCATTGGTTGTACGCCTACCAACTCGTTAGCGATAACTGTTGGCATAACACGACGGATTACTGGTAGAATCACGCGGTTTAATGTTGCGACGTTGCCGGCAGAAGTAGCACCACCTGTTGCACTTTCAGCGAGATACTTACGAGTATTCTCAAGTGTAGATGCCATTACGGATCTCTTGGTGCCTTGAAGGCCTTCCAATAGAGCCTCTTTAGTTTCTGACCAGCGGCTTGTTAGTAGTTCTGACATTATTTTTCTCCTGATTAATGTTTAAATTCCAGCTAGACGACGAATATCAAAGATATTGTTATCGACTTCGCTGCTACTTACGCTGTTGGTTTGTTTATTGCCTGTAATTTCTTTTGCCTCTACAAGTGCCTTTTTCTTCTGTGGTGCTTCGCCAGCAACAACTGCTGGTAAGTATTTTTCAAAATTACTACGTAACTTTGTAGTTTGAACACTTTCTAACAATTCTGTCATGATAGCTTTTTGAGCTGAAGCTAATGGGCTAATCAATTCATCAATTATTGCTTTGCGTTCTACACTTTCTTTTAGTGTTTTGATTTGTGCTTCTTTGCTTTCTGCAATTAGACGTGCTTCTGCTACAGCGTTTTTAGCAGTAGCTACTTCTAATTCCTTTAAGTCTATAACTTTAAGCAATTTAGCTGTTTCTGATTTTTCACTTAGATAGCTGTTTTGATATTCGTTAGCAAATGCCTCGAACAACTTACGACCAAAGTCGTTACGTCGAGCTGCTTCGATATCTTCTTTCAATTGACCAATTTCTTTTTGTAGACCTTGGCTAACTGTTTCTTCAACTAACTGAGCGGCACGTTTAACAAATTGAGATTTTAGTGAAGCAAATGCTTCTTTTCCTTCTCTTACTAAACGCACTTTTGTTTCTGCGATATCTTTTTTATCAATTTGAAACTCTGTAATTTCTTGAGCTAAAGCTTCTACAACAAAACGTTCAAGAGTTTTAAACTTTTGAGCCATTTGTACTTGATCTTCATGCAATTCCATGACTTCCTGTGCTAGTTGACGTGTAACGAATTCGTTAACTACTCTAGCATTTTGTTTCATTGCAACTGCATATCTAGCCTTTTGTTCAGCTAGATGCTTACGATCTTCTACAAATTCAGCGATTTCTTCTGCTAGTTTGTCACCAAGCATACGATCGATAGCCTCGACCATAACTTGTTTGTCGTGTTCATAACGTTGTGCAAATTCTTCGCGTAATTGTTGAGTGACTTGGGTACGATTTTCATTAATTCTCATTTCCCAAGACTTTTCGATATCAGCTTTGATCTCTTCAGAAATCACATTGTTTTCAAATAGTGTTTTTAGTGCTTCCAACATGTGATTCTCCTTTTTTATTGGAGTCCGCTTATTATTTTTAATAAGCTTTCTTTAAGATACTTCTGCGCCTTTGGATCATCCTGAACTTCTTTCGCTATGCGTAAGCTTCTATAACCACCTTGATGATTCATTAAATGTTCATAGATAGGTGTAGGATATGCTCCAGGAGCACTAGGTTGAGCCACCACATCTACTGTGATGATTTCAAAATCTTTTACCATTCCGTCGTTGTCTACATCGCCGGAACCTCTAGAAGAAACTCCCAACTTTACGCCGGCCTGTAACATAGTTTTCACTAGTTCGCCCATTGGAGTTGGGAGTACTTTTAACTTTCCATAACCGTCTGCCCCTTCCATCCACATTTCTGTGACCATATGGCATACACGATCAAGATTGATTCTTAGGTCTTCTGGATGATCTACTTCTCCGAGAACCGAATAGCCACCAGCAATTTGATCATTAAGGGTTTTGACAGCCCTAGCAATCTCTCTTGCAGGATAAACTCTTTGATTTTGATTCCTCTTATCGCCTTGAATGCAAATCCCTTTAAGATAAAGAGACTTGCCCCCTTGCGCTTCGTCGGACTCGATGACCATTTTTGCTTGGTCGAAACTCAGGTTTTCACGAAGTGTTCTCATCAATTAACCTTATTTTGCACGACTTTTAACGCCGTTTAAAGGACTACCTGCACCTTTGTCGCCGTCATCGCCGCCAGCTGGTGTGCTTACTTTTTTAAGATGCTTTACACCTGCTTTACCACCTGGAACATTTACATTACCTGCATTATCTTCTTTAGTCGAAGGATTAGCAAGGCCTCCTTTGGTGCCACCGGATGTGCTTTCGCCGCCACCAAGGATATTTGCTGTAGTTCCACCCATATCGTTCTTACCTGCTACGATACTTTTTGTGTTTACACCGTCGTCGCCCATTTTTCCATACTTGGTATAATCAGCGCCGCCAACTTTTTCTACATATTCACGCATAAAACTTACGTCATCTGCCATGGACATTTTCATGTCTTTTCCCATATCGTCACCGCCCATGTCCATATCATCATCACCCATGTCCATGTCGTCGCCCATGTCGTCGTCACCCATGCCGCCTAGTTCTTTTTCAAACTGCGCACGTAACTCGTCCATTGCATCTTCTAAATCCATTACACGATCTTCTAGATCATCCGATCCTTCTTCGTCGCCCATGTCCATATCGTCTCCTTCTTCGGAATCGATATCACCGATCATGTCGTCAGTTGGGTCGCCGCCGATAGCATCAGAATCGTCGTCGCCTTCACCGAAAGCAAAATCTTCTTCGACTTCTTCGTCATCATCGTGCATGGCTTCTTCTACTTCTTCATCGTCTTCTTCTTTTTCTTCTTCTACTTCGTCAAATTCTTCCGCTAGGATAGTTTCGTAGATTTCGCGGGATTTTTCTACTACGATTTGGTGAAAAATTTCTTTAGCTGCTTCTTGGTCTTCGTTAACAAGATGCTCGAGCATCTGCTCGAATTTTGATCGATCAGTCATAGTTTTCTCCTATAAAGATGTAAGGCTGTCAAATTATATTTACAATTAATTGTTAAAAACACTCGATAATAGTGTTTTTTTACGCGATTTGATTAAATGTTGGTAGTTGTCTGTAAAATTCTTCGTATTTCATATGTTTAAAATTTGGGTAAATCCATTCTGGGTTAAAGAAATCATCTGTGATTACTCGATAAAATTTTACCCTCCAGTTTTGTTTTATCACTTGTTCTGTTTGTCTTTGCCAATTTCCGTAATACGTAGCAGTGTCTGAACTTTTTCTATAGTTGGTAGTATCGGCATACACATTGTTCAATAATCCGTTCATACCTACAAAGTCAAACCCGAAGATATAAACTTCAGTAGCTCCGTTTTTTATAGCAAGATCCAGTGCAGTAGGTCCAGAACTCCATCCTAAACTTGGATTGAAATACTTGAATCCCGTAAAACTTCTGTACTTTTGATTAGGATTAGTCCACACTTCATGTGTTAATTGATATCCAGATTTTTCTATTTCTACAACCATTTTTGGATCTACAGCTATCAAATAATCAGGTTCAAACTCTCTATAAAGAGCATTACAGCCATACACTTTGCCGTATCTTTTAAGTTGATTTAATTTTAAATTCAGTCGACTACGACCGTTGCCGAGCACAAAACATCGCATACTAATCCTTTTATGATTAATTATACTGGAGGTGCTGGTGGAGTGAAATACATTGATTGTATTAGTTCTAATTCTCTCTCTTGTTCAAGCAAATGTGCTTCGCTAGCTTTACGAAGTTCATTTATTTGTCTTAAAGTTAGTCGTGTTTTACGTGTATCTGACCGTTCTAACTGTGTAGAATCTTTTTCGGGATTGTATTTTAGATCCATGGCTACTGCCCTAGTATCTTTATCTGCATAAAATAATTCACGTAATATCATATTAATATTTATACTGGAGGAGCAGCAGGAGCGGCACCGCCTACTGGACTTGCTCCTGCTCCTTCAGGTGCAGCTTCTCCGCCAGGTGGAGGAGGTACTGCTGCATCAGAAGCTATGCCTAAATCACTGCTTATACCGGCTTGACTTATGCCTGCGCCGCGTAATTCTGCGCCGCTTTCTGAAGCTTGTGTTTCTGCTTTACCATTTTCTTCTCTCCATAGGCGTTCGTTTTCTGCTATTTCTTCTTCAGACAACCCTAAGAATCTTTTCATAGCAAAACGTTTGCTAATAGTCGGTATTTGAGAAAGTGTTTGATATGTTGGAGCTCGTGCAGTGTCTAATTCGCTTTGTCTAGTTGCTGCAAAATTTTGTGGAGGATTAAATTTAAGTTCAAACAGACTGTTGTCAATATTAAGTCCTCGGTCATTTAGATAAAGTTTAAATTCTTTATCAAAAACTTCTTGCATTAGACTTTGAAGTCTTTCGCAATAGTTGTTGAATCGCAGTTCTTGAATATATGCAGTACCTACTCTGCCATCATTGTACTGGCTTTGACTATCGTCTGCTCCGGTAGGCAGGTAACTACTAGGAATACGTAATCCTCGAAATAATTTATTTGTAAAATATTTTAAATCGTCTATTTCGCCTAAATTTGTTCCGCCGGGCAAAGTTTCTACTTTACTTCCACGACCTTCTGCGGTTTGTGGAAAGAAGTAATCTTCATTGATTGATAAAGGATTATAGGCTGAGTCAATAACATTAGTACCGCCACCAACAGCAGAAGGAATTCTTCTTTGATGTATTTCATTTTTCACTCGCTCCACAAAACTCATAGCCAAGTGACTGGGCATGTTTCCTACATCAATGTAGAATATTCTACGCTCAGGGGCACGTTGAATACGATAGATAATAATAGCATCTTCTAATAATTCTTTCTGTTTGTAAACTTTAAAAACAGATTCTAACAGACTATTGCCGAACGGATAATTGTTATCCAATCCTTCGCTTAAACTTAGATGAATTACGTGTTTTGCATCAACTGCAAGTTCGTTTTCGTTATTTTGAAATCGTGTGCCTGGACTAATTGGATAAGCACTAGCCTGGCCTCTTGCTGCTGCACCTCCTGCTATATATGCAGTACCTCTGTTATTTGTATTAACAGTGTTAGGATTAATAGTGGTTACAGTTAGCTCTTGAAAATTAGGATTTAAATCTCTAATTACATACTGTTCAGGCTTTTTGCCTTCGCTTTCGTTAACAATTATTTTGGTTAGCTTGCCTGGATCGATGTGAAACCATTTTTTAGTTTCAGGATCACGAACAAATATACTATCGCCATATTTGAATACGTTTCTAACAATTCTGAAAATTCTAGTTTCAAAATTTTGCAGTTTGCACCACTGTTGTAAGTATTCGCGTAGTACAGTAACTTCTGAATTAGTGGCTTTGGATCTAAAAAATAGTGTAAATGGTGTATTATTTTGTTTATTAGTCTGACTGCAAAATTCTGCTAGTATGTCCAATGCGGCATTGACTTCACTGTCCATATCCATGGTATCATATTGTAGATATCGTTCTACTCTATTAGGTGCGCCAGTATATACATCTGGTAAAAAAGAACTATAATTGGTTCTCGCTGGGCCTGCTCGACCAGCAGAACTACCTACAGGACTGTACACAGCAGGTTGTCCGCCAACATTAACAGGTGTAAAATATTTTTTCCAGCTCATTATGTTCTCTCGTATACATTACCACTACCACTTGATTTAGTGGCTCTAATTTGCTTACCGCCAATATCAACTTGTACATCAACTAGTGTAGTCATTGTAGTATTTAAGCGTTCTAGACGGTCAACGACATCGTTTAGGGATACACTAGGACCTCCTTTTGTTATCTGTTCCATAGCAGATGGGACCCCTTGTTCTAATGTTTGCTGTGCTTTTGGTATCAAACTAGATACTGAAGAAGAAAATTTATCGCTCATAGGCATAGACAAATTTGAAAGTTTGCTACCTAAACTATTGAATGCTTCTGTTTCTTTTGGATTTAAAACTCTTTCGCCTTTATGAATAAATGCTAGCAAATCTTCTGGTTCTGCAGGTTTTCCTGTTTTACCAAATGTTCCAAATTCTCTTGTCCCTAGCCCAGTGACACCTTTGAGAATATTAAGTTGATCAACACCTATAGTTTGAACACCGGTTATGCTTTGGATCTGATTCATGATGCCGCCGCCTTCTTCGGATTGTGTTCTTTGTTCAATCCTGTCATCTCTTCGGCGTTGCCATTCAGGTTTGTTCATTCTTTCACGCTCTTTTTGAACATCTGCTTCTTTAGCTTTTAATGATTCTATTACAATTTTGTCTAGTGCTTGCGGCCCTTTCGCAACCATTTCTTTAATTACTTGTTCTTGGCTAATGCCTCTTTCTTTAGCTTCCTTCATAATAGTTTCGTTTAGTTTAGCGTTTTTATCTAAGCTAGTTATAAATGCTATTAACTCAGGACTTTTGCCTGTCAATCCGGTTCCTTGTTCTTTACTTAATTTTAATCCTTCTTCGACTGCTTTCATTTTATCTTTTAACTTAGGCGAAGTATCTGCTATAGTGCCTATTAATTTGCTAAACGCTGCAT